GCAACCACGACCTCTCCCTGTAACGCCCTAGCATTCTCTATACTTGGATCCATAGGCATTGGCTCTTTTTTAGGAGGAAGAATCTCGTCAATGTTCTGAACCTCAAGTGCCTGATAGAGCCTTCTATATGCAGCGGGTAGGTTGTGAATGTCCGGATTGCTCTGTGCAATCTGTAATTGTGTTTGAGCTAATGCTACTCTTTGTGCCATTGAAAAGATATTAGGATCTGATACTGGCAACACATCAACACGACCATCAAAGTCTGCTGCATAAATTTGTTGTTCTGCACCCGCTATTTCATACGGGTATTGTTGTGGTAAGTTTTCTCCAAATATTCTTGCAAGTAATCTAAACTCTGTTTTTTGTGCATAATGTAATCTTTTGTGAATAGCAGACATCACTTTCATGCCACGCTCAAGCATAGCTACAGTTGTGCCTACTGGCATATCTCCACTAGATTCTCCAAGCTTTTGATCTGCAATTGATACAAATCTTCTGCCTGCTTCAATTAAGGCAGCAAGTAAATTAGACAACGTACCAGATGGTTCTTTAAAGGGGAGAGGAACGATAGAGTTCCTTAAATCACCACCAGGGGCATCAATGTCACGAAACTCACCAGGTGCTAAAGGCTCATCATCATTTCTAATTCTAATACCCCTTGCTTTAAATCCTGCGGGGAGGTTTGATAGAGTTCCTGCATCAATGAGTTGTCTTAATATACTTGTTGCCGCTCTACCTAGACCACCAATCATATGAATTAAACCAAATCCATAAAATCCTAATCCTGGTAGAAACTTGTAATGTACAAAGTATTGAATTTTTCTTTTAAGTTGGTCGTTCTGCTCAAAGTTTCTTGTTATTGAAAGAATCTCTCCAGATCCTTGATCAAGTGTTACAATATAAGGAAGTTTAATACCAGTTGGCTGACCATTCATACCTACATCTTCAAAACCCTCAAGATCAAGATTTACATGCATTTCTAAAACAGAATAAATATCTTCTGAATAACCTTTGCTTGCTCCTTCTAATTCGTCTTTTTTTTCTTGAACCACATTTTGATCCTCGTCCGAAGCGGAGATCTCGACATCCCTGTATATGCCTGCGACTTGCATCTTTCGAATTGTATTTTCGTCCATTTTAAGGACATGCGTAAGACGAGATACTGTATTAATATCCGAAGCTTGGTACGGAACCACAAGATCTTCAGCAGGAACGAACTTCGATACTGCTGTACCACGAGTTTGATCATAATAGATTTTTTTAAACGTTGAACCCGCCAACGGGAGGTAGAAAAGCATTTGGTCAGTATCTGTATCATAATCCTCCATGACCTCCGTAATTTGATAATTCATAAACTCTCGAACTCTTGCAGCCTGTGCTTCACGCTCCAAAGTTCGATTTCCCATAATATTAATTTTAACGGGACCACCCGCAGGTAATAATTCTTTGTAAGATTGTGCTTGAAACTGAGTAACTGATTCTGCAATCAAGGGATGAGTCACCCCACTTGCCCCGTCAAACGGCTCGGTTCTTTCCTCGTATTTAATGCCTAGGAGGTCAAGACCCTTTACATAGCCTTCCTTCCACTCATCCCTTGACTCAAGATCTTCTTCATACTGACCACGTAGCTCAGAAGATAATTCGTTTAACAATTTTTCATCTAAAACTTCTGCCAAGTTTGCATTATGATCATACTGTTCAGCTTGAACCATAATACCTTCTTCGCCCATTAAAGCTTGAATCGTTGCTCCGCCATCTGGGTTCTGCATTATTTCTGCACCACCCTCAAATGTTTCTGGTTGTGGTACTTCTACATTCATTCCCTCTGGTGCTTCTATTCCAGAATCTACCAAAGGTCCGATGGGTCTAGGAGGGGTTGCCATTAAAATACTCCTTCAAAATATCTTTGTACTTTATCAAAAAAGCCAAGTTGTCCTTGTTTTTCTGGTACGTTCATCTTTCTTAATTCTTTTTCAGCTATATCGTAAAGACCTTCCATTCTTGCAGTCATCATGTGTGGTCTTTTTTGTTCTACTCTTTTTTTAATAAATTGTGGAGTTTTATTTTCAACATATCTAACAAAAGGATTGTCTTTTGATAGTTTTTTAACTCTGTCTACACTTTTTTCAAAATCAATTTTTGCACTTGGTTCTGTTATTTGAGTTTGATATTCCATGCGATCAATTATTTTTTCTTCTGTTGGTGGACTTCTTCTATCTCCAAACATAGTGGCACTTTTTATATAGGCTTGATCCTCTTGACTAAACTTATCAATATTTCTAACTAAGTATTCCAAACCAGCATGTGCTAATTCATGAGCAATTGTTCTTCTTGTTATTTCTGGAGGTAATATATCTCTCATAAAAGCATATGTAGCTAATCCGTATTCTGGGTACTCTGGGGTATCCATTCCATATTTTTGTAAATTTTTTAAAAAATTTTCTTCCATGTCTGAGTCAACCGAAGCCTCATCTTTAAAATACAAACCACGAAGTCCTTGATATTTAGGTGAGGCTTCATACAATTGTTCTACTTTTTTACTTCCACCTTTTCGTTTGTCAGTTGGTATGCCAACTAACTCTAACTTATCGTCCTCAAACAATTTAAAACCTAATTTAGCAACAGGGTTACTTTCTAAAAAAGGTGCTATATCTGATCTT